TCATGCAGGGGATTCCTACTGTGGCACACGATGTTCTGCATGCTCAAACTTGGTTAGGTTGTTCATCTCAATACCATTGTTCCTTTATTTTCAGATAAGGCAATCATTGATCCATCAGAGAATGTGTACACAAGAATGGGAAATGGTAAGTGCCTACTGTTATGGCTATAGAGACAAACGTAATTCGCGTCTTCAATTAAGTCCTTGGTAAGCAGATAGGCGTCCCTTAATTGGTAGCCATCACTGATAAATTGGTCGTATCGGTAATCAAAGTATTCTGCCGCATTGGTATATCCGTTCATGGTTAGCTCATTTGGTTAATAGATTTTAACGAAATATCGATATCATAATTGTCAAATTCTTTATAATCAACTTCATCATTGACGATCCACCACTCATCATCCACATCTGTAAACACTGTCACACCTTCGACGAAGCAGTCTCTTTTAAATTTGGTGCACTTCAATTTGACCGGACGATAATCGGGTTTATCAAAAGCGGTAATAACATATTCGTTACCAAATTTGTCTTTTACAAACATACCGACTTTAACGTCTTCTAATTCCATTTCAATTTACCTTTCAATTTAGTATGATTGAATTATATTTCAAACACACATTCATAATAATGAATATGGGCATCTCACCCCTTTGGAAGTTTTCTGTTTTGGGGAGGACGTCAAATTCCAATTGTTTAAAAAAATATTAAGACATGACATCAACAATCTTCTTATAGTAATTTCGCCGTTTTTCATTTCCTTCTAATGCGTTATGTTCCATGTTGAACATGGCATCATACTTTTTAACAACACGTGCTAATGGATTAGCTTTACACCGTTTATAGTATTCATCTCTCGTCTCAAGACCTTTTTGATACGAAATAGCTTCAACAGCATCTGCTACATCGGATCCATAAACACTTCGCAGTGCATCTAAAGGTGCACCATGGTCCTCATGAATGTCATGCAGTATCCCAACTACTTTATACTTTTGTAGCAATCTTGAAGTTGGCTCGTGAATGTTAATCAACGCAACCACACCAAGCAAATGGTACTTGTAGTAATCATGAGTGCCGTATTTATCACCTTTGTGATAAAACTTGGCATCTTGACAAGCTAATTCAAACAATCTCGTCTCAGTACACACCATAATCAACACCGCTATCATTGCCTAACAAATCAGTTTTTAAAACGTAGAACATAGTTTTGTCTTTTTCAAAATTCAACAACGAGAGCATCAATCAATTTTTAGACATATATCGCTAATTACAAAAATGTATTTTATCATCAGATTCCCAACAATTCGATATTTTCTGCTAATGTCAATGCTTCATTTATCATAGGATCATTCAATTTGTAATTAATCCATAATCCTACATCAACCCAACCATGTTCTGTATCACGGACAGTTTCACTATATGGTTTGACATATGATAACAAGAACACACATGCAATTCTGCCGGCTTCGATATCAGTTTTACCACACATATAAGCATAGCATTTATCGCCATGTGCTGATACAAGATCTTGAATATTTGTGACACCTAAAATATCAGAAAAACGCTTGCCAACGATATCAATATATTGGTAATGATTCATTTATAACCCCTTAATAATATTTAAGTTTATTTGTATCAATTGCCCGGATAAAAAAGATCTCTGTCTTTAATATTGACAATGCACTTAGAATTTAACTCACAATCCTTATAGGTAGTGGGATTTATGTTTATTTTATATTTGGTCTAACTGTATGTCAACCGATTTAAGACGTGGTAGACACGTTGTTTATAATCTTCATGTGCATTTGGTCTTTGTTGCTAAGTACCGCAGAAAAGTATTCACAAAAGAAATTTTGGATGATATGCGCGTTATTCGGCAGTATATTGAACAGCAGAAAACGCCTGATTAACCGAGTATCAACGGTTTTAGGACTGCTATGCAGTCCGCGCCTGATATCCCCGACCTGAAGGACGGGTTTTACGGCGCAGTCAGATAAAATAATTTGTTTCAATCGGGGAATTGGTACATGCATATTGCACGGTTATAGTAATGCAACAAAATCATAAACTGGAAGTTTCAACATTTACTTTCAACCATTTCTGTTCGGGGCACTCAGACAATGCAAGTCTGGTTTTTGCTAATATAACGCAGTGACAGACTCCACAAGTACCAATTACGGTTTTATGGTCACATTTGCGACAAATAGACCGTCTGGATTCTGCCACTTCTTCAGACACAATAAAACGATCTATCATTAGAATAGCGACTCGTATAATCCTTTCTTGTCTTCGAACTTGGTTTCTTGCTCGTCGGCATTGTTCTTGTAGCGAGCTTTGAATACCCATGAAATATCTGATTTGCTAACATCAGGATATTTTTCATTGAGTTCGCCAATAATTTCCTTTTGCAGAGATTTTGCGGAATCAATTTGGATTTGCGCATCTGACCACTCTTGTTGGGCGTTCAGAAAATCTTTTTTCATTTGATCAGTCATTACTGTCATGGTGTTTCCTTTTCAGTCTGATTAAACCACGGATAGAAATAATAGTATAGAAAATTTCAATAACTAACGAACCCAAATTAAAATTTTCTAATAAACTAGTTGTTAATAAACTTGCACCGGCAAGATTAGTTATATACAATATCCTGTCGTCTGCTTTCCAGCGTCTGCGCTCTAAATTATAATACGCGATCAATACAAGAACGCCACCAAGCAATCCAATAAACTGACTCATTTGATACCTTTGTAAAAGTTTGGCGAATAATCAAAAGTATCAAAATAATTGATTTCTGCTTGACATAGTGCCAGGAGTAATTCTTTAAACTTCATACTTGTTCTCACATTGATAAAAATTTAACAACTGCGTCTTTCATAGACACATCACCTACTGAATTTACAAGTGCAGTATTTAATTGCAGCAAATGTTTTTTATGGTCATATTGACCAATTAAGATAGGCTGGGTATTATTATAGCCATAATATTCGGTACGATTATGTATCTTGAATATAGCTATAGCTTTACCATTATGGTAATCGAGACGCTTAATAGCCACATCATTGCGAAGTATAAATTCAATATTGACCATTATACACTTTCAGATAACTTGCAACACCAGCATGTTTCGGACGGCATTATATCCGTCTTCACCAATATTAATACACCCATTAGTGATTAGTCTGTCAGCAATATTATTAGATTTAATTCGCCGTTCTCGCTTTTCCGTTGGGTTACCATTCCACACACGATGGACAGCATAAATGTCTTTACCATCTTTATGGAACCCCAAAATTTCTCCACCATACCCCTTCTTAGAAGTTTTGTATATATCTAATTTGAACGTTCCTTTGGGTGTGTCACCCCCAATTAATACCGGGAAACAATCTTTGCCGGTTTCTGTTGGCAGACAAAGTTCTGATTTTAATGTGTTAACTGTAGCAGTATAATTCTCAAGATTTAGCGATGACGCCAAACTAACAGCGGGTAGCAAAACCAATAACACACATAATTGTAATTTCATAATATCCACCGGGTTATATCGAATAATTATTCGGGTTATAGTAAAACATCTCAACAAAAATGTCAAGTGTATTATTCCAGAATTTTGAATTCATGTTTCAATGTATTATATAACTTTATAGCGTCACCCTCATCAACATATACAATAAACGAAGTGTCTATGTCACCAGCTTGTACGCGAACCGATATTTTATTTGGTTGGACAGCAGGATATCGGTTATATGGTACACCCAAAAAGGTATCGTTTAGAACGATTTCCGATTTATGTGCATATTCGTAATTATTGTCCCACTTTGGTAGACTTAGACATCTAACCCACTTATTTTCACCTGGGCGCGAGTTGTACCACTCATATATTGAATCGGGGTCTTGTTTACATAGTTCGTCAAACTTAAGTTTGGATTCTTTATTAGGTCTATTCATTGCTTGCCCCAGGTAAGTTAAATCTATCTGTTGTCAACATACTCGCAATATCTTTTATAGTATTCATCAGAATCAAAATACCTGAGAATATATGACGTTGAGTATTTATCACCCGCCAAGTTAACCAGCCCATATTGTGAATCTAGATAGTTATCGAACTCGTCTGCATATAGTAAGTTATCAAGATCACCGTTATAATAAAACATTTTATACCTCCTGTCAATTAACTATCGCTTGTTGGGCATTTGATGCCATCGCATATATCGGGTGGGGTGGTGTTAGCACCATTATTACCATCTTTGATAAAGTCAATAACAACTGGATTAGACAGCTCGTCTGCATAAACCAGTGGGGATAAACATCCCGCAAACAATAAAATCAGATACTTGTACATTTTAATATCACCCTTTCTATGGTTTGTCCACTTTACAATGTCCATATAGTAGTGTAACACAATAAACCCAGTAAACATACCATTTTACCAAACGGTTGTTATCAACACCAACTATTAAACTAAACCCACCTCGTATTGAAGTGGCTTGGATTTAATTGTTAGCCGCGGATTTTATAATCGCCAAGCTGTTGAATTTCGCGAATAATAACAGTTTCTTTATCCTGTGGTTTTTGTGGGTTACAAACTTCTACAGTATTACCAATTTTGTTTAATCCAACATTCTTGAATTGTAACTGTTTAGCAACACCTTTGTCAAAGTCAATTTTCACAATACACACATTATGAACGCCAACTTGTTTGCCTTCTTGGAAATTATATGCATGCTGCCATTGTTTGCCGCGCCAGCCGCTTGAGTAGTTAACAGATTCGCTGTCCAATGCGTCGCGGATTTGACCTTTGCTCATACCCGGTTGCAAGCGACGAAGTTCGGGCAAGTCTGCGTTAGTCCAGCTACCACGGATGCCTTGAACGTTGTCGAATGATTTAGAGTTGCGATATTGGCTGTCGCCTTTGATTGTTTCTACTTTAATAAAACCATCTTCACCAATTTGGCCTGCGAACGAAACACCGGAACAAATCATAGCCAACGCAGTTACAAACAATTTTTTCATTTTTGAATTCCTTACTTTAAATTAATGTGGTATTTGTTGTGGGTGGGCAATTAGCTACCCACCCTATTATGTTTTAGAAGTTATATGCTACGCCAGCACCAGCGCCTACATCACCACGGGTATTCAGGTTTACTTGGCCTTTAACAGTCCATCGACCAGTGTCGCTTACAGTGCTAGCACCAATAGCCAACGCTGATTGTCCACCAAAATAACCTACACCTGCACCAATAGAGGATTGTCCCGCGCGATGAGCCTGCGGAATAGAAACTGCTGCATTTACACCAGCAATACCAGCCGACATATCTTTACGGACTTTATCAATATCGCCTTGCAGTGCACCAAACACGTTGTCGACTTTGTTATTCAGGTTAGCGACGTTTTGGTTGGTTTGATACAGTTGACTACCGTTTACTGCATCGGTGCTAGTTGATGACACTTCACCCGGTGCAACATTGGTCACTTTATTACCACCCGCGTTTACTTCAGTTGAGCTAACTACAACATCACCACTACGGAAGGACTTGGCAACAACATTCTGGAATTCAACATCGTCTTGAGTACCAATAACCACAGAACCCTGTGAATCGGTAGTCAATTTAATGTTTTTACCTGCCGCGAAGTTCTGGCGGTTTGAGCCTTTAGTCAAAGTGTTTACAACAGTACCATCAATGGCAATTTCGGTTGTTTGAACCGCGCTATGCGCCAACTCGATACCCTCTTCGGCGCGATCGGTAAGACCAACAGTAGAAGTCGACGTATTAGTAGTCGGGTCGAACACGGTGGACACATTTACAGATTTGCTACCGCTTGAAACAACGGTGTCTTTGGCATTAACAGTGTAAATTGCTTGGCCATTTGAACCAACTTCTTTGGTTACCGAAGTATTAGTGCCAGCTTTGACTTCTGTTGTCGCTTTCGCCAAACCAGTTTCCAGTTGAGATACATTTACGGCGTCGGTGTCATCAACACCTGCTGCGACGTTGGTTACTTTATTGCCACCCATATTCACAGTATCACCGGAAATATACACATTGTCACCAAGCGTCACGGAGTTGTGTTTTACATCAGGAGTAGTTGCCACTGTAACGGTGTCACCATTTTTCAATACTGTGATATTGTCACCAGCAACAATGTTTTGCAGTGCAGTATCTGCTTTGGCCAGGCTTTCTTTGGTTTTACCACTCAGGTCGACAATTTGTTCAGTTACAGTAGTACCGTCAATTTTTGTGGTTGAACCAGTTACAATAGACACGGCGTCACTACCAGCTACAGAACGATAATCAACATCTTTAGACGATACAGTGTAAACAGATTGGCCGTCGGAACCTTTAGTTTCAACCAGGGTTACATTTTCGCCTGCCTGCACTTCTGTTTTTGCAGCGGCGGTGGTCGAGTTAATAATGTTTGTCAGGTCGTTCTTTACACCTTCCAATTGGCTAACATTAACAGCGTCAGTCAATTCTGTACCAGCGGCAACCCCTTTAATTTGGGTATTACCGGCATCGATGCCAGTTGACGCGTTAATTGTGACCGGGCCAACAGTTACGCTATTGAAATCGACATCATCGGCAGTTGATACGGTTACGTTGCCGTTTGCATCGGAACCCAATACAATGTTTTTACCTTGGTTGAAGCCAACTTGAGGATTGTCTTGGTTAATTACCGATACTTGCTGACCGTTAACATTCACTTTAATGTCTTGCAATGCCGTAATTGCTTTGTCCAATGCATCTTTAGATGTGTCAGACAAGTCTACAGATACGTGGTTAATAGTATCTGAACCATCAACGGTAGTAACAGTATTGACTTTTACCGCATCGCTACCTGCTGTTACATTAGTAATGCTTTCGGCTGAGTTTACAGTATAAACAGATTGGCCGTTGCTACCAGTTACTTCAGTGATGCTTACGTTATCACCAGCTGTCAGTTCGGTTTTAGATGCCTTAACATCAATTTGGAGTTGGGTAATATCACCTTCATGTTTTTCGACAACGGCATTGGTGGCTTGCAATTGTGATACGTTTACGGCGTCAGAGTCTGCGGTACCGGCAGCAACATTGGTAATTTGGCGGGTAGCAGTATCATTACCAACGCTAACAGCCCCGTATGAACCTTTAACAGTTGCGGCAATGTCTGCTTTGTCTTGGTCGTTTGCAATGCTTAACGCGTAAACCTGATTGGCTGATACTTGTGCACCTTCACCAAATGTCGTAACAGCAGTTTCGCTAATTGCTGCGCGATGCGCTTGAGAGAATGAACCGAGAGCTACACCATTTGCAGTGTCGGTCAGAGCAGCCACACCCAATGATACGCCACCGTATGCGTCTTTGACAGTAGCAGTTGAACCAATTGCAACTGCACCATGAGAGTTTTCGGCAAGAGTTTTGCGGCCAATAGTTACGGCTTGGGTGCTGCTTTTAATGGTGGTTTCATCACCAATACCTACGGCATTTTGCGCAGTGCCGGAAATAGCGCCTTTATGTGCAATCAATACCATTGACTTAGACAACTCTACAGTGTTTTCATCGCCGATAATGATGGTACCTTCATTGTCGAGCTGAGCATCTTCGAGGGTCAAGTCAACACCGGCCGCCTTGGCATTTTCAATTTTACGAGCCAGGTTAGCATCGCTATAACCAGTTACAGTGTTGTCAGAACCGATAATCAGCTGAGCTTCTGCTTTTACGGCAGAATTGTCGTTGTTGTAACCGATAGAGATATTCTGACCACCGTTTGTTGAATTGTTGGCACCAATAGACATTGCACCAAGTTGGCCGGTTGCAACTGAACCATCGGCGTTGATAATGCGTTTACCAATGTCGGCGCGGGTTACTTCTGTACCATCGGCTTTCAGTTCGCCAAGTTTCTCCGAAGTATAGCGAAGTTCTGCCGAACCAGATACTGAATTATTGTCGCCGATTGCATATTCGAGAGCAGGGCGAGTGGTAGTTGAAGTAGATGCATTTGATACAGTGTTATCACTACCAATATCAACCCATTCGGGTGAGTTGATAGTACCTGCTTGTGCGGTAGCCGCTACTGCTAACAAGCCAAGAGCAGACATAATCTTAACGGAAACCGAGCTATGCGATTTGGCCAGTTCGCTTGTAGCGACAGTTTGGCCGGAAGAGTTACGTTTAACTTTAAAAGTTTTATTCATTTTATACCTTTCTGGGTTTGATTTGTTACATTTGGTTGTGAATTTAACACATAACAATTATAATATACGAGAATATTGATCGTCAAGCATTATTTTTGTAAAGCGATGTTAAGGTAGTGAAAGCGTGTGCAAACACGCCTTCTTTTTTATACAATCTTGCGGTAACGTTCTTCCAGCATACGATAAATTTCATCAGCGGTTGCATCAGGGTACCATATTAGAATAGAAGTCAAATACTCGTTGTCTTCCAAGCCATCCCATACTTTAATATAAGTGCCATCATTGTACCCGTTATTCCAACGGAAAAGATTTAAAACTGACTTACAAAGATACAACTGGCGTAATTCATCAAAACTCATGTCAATTGAATTCATGCATTCAGCTAAAACTGTTGCTTTTATAAAAAACGAGTGATATTTGAGAAACGAAGTTGCATATCTAATAAAGTCATCGTTTAAGTTTGTGAAACCTTTTTCTAACGCGTCTTTCACTTTTTCTGTATTAGTCTTTGAACAAATAAGTCCGCTTAGCAGAAAATGCCAAATATCTACAAGCTCCATCTTTACCTGATTAATATCACACTCTTGGTGTTTCCACCACTTCCATCCGTAATGCTCTATAGCTTCGACCATTTCAACATCGGCGGCTAAGCTAAAATCCCAACCAGCCTTTTCCCAATCCGGATTTAATTGACAGTTCAATTCATCTTGAATGGCCATCATTTCTTTAATTTGTTCTTTCATTATTTTTGACTTTCTTGTTTAGCGGTTTCTATTTGTGTTTTAATGAGTTCGCGAATGGCGTCATTGGCAGCAGGAAAAGCAAATAACGATTGATTAGTCATAATAAGTTTCAACAACTTTTTCGGCGTTAGTCATAATACACCATCAATTATGAGAAATTCTATTGAATCGAACTATACAAGATTGATATTGTTTAATCAATTCTTGTTTCGGATTTTTATGCAAATTTGTTTTTATCACAGAAAACAAGAATTTGGCTTCTTCAATTCGTTCGTTTCTTGAATACGGTCTTGTTTCAAGCGAATAAAGAATGTTGTTTAGTTTATTCAATAACTCATCCATAATATACCTTTCATTGTATTAGATGCGAATTAGAAGCAGGAGCAATTTGCTGAATTTTAGTTTTGTAAAAATCTTTTGCACCAATTATACAACATAGAACAACTAACATTACCAACAAATAAAATAACAGCGATTTCATTTTGTTCGCCTTTGCTAGTTGTTATATTAACTTGATACCCGATTAGTGTCAACCACTTTTACGAAATTATTCTGATAACATCGCAAAAATTTCTTGCATAACCGCAGCATCGTGAGCCGCATCGTGTAAACAATGGTGTGGGATAAATTCATCGGGTTCTTTTTCCATAATATATTTGCCGTTTGTTGATCCTGTCAAGCAATCAATCATAGTCCGAATATCACGCCATTTCCAAGTATTAAATGGTGATTCAATTCCAACAAATTCATACGAGCTATCGACTTTCGGCTTATCGAAGTCTAACCCACGACACCAAACCCACGAATTTCGGAAGTCGTAATCTGTTGTAGCTACCCACTGTTTTAACTCGCGTAATGCCTGGTCAATTTTAACATCTTCAGGACTAGGTTTAAACCCATTTTTTTGTGCGTCGGCAGTTTGCTGTTGCCACCAATCGACTGTAGACTGCTCTTTGGACCGGCCACGTTTCAATTGATCAACCGCATCTAATTTTCGATAAAACCCCTGTTTCAATAACTCCTGATATGGCGTCACTTCGCCAAAACGAAACGGTACTGCCGCAATAGACAGTACCGTCGTGTTAGTATCTTTCACACCAAGTGTTTCGATATCAATTACAATATGTTGAGCACTCATACTTATATTTCGATAAATTAGTTTAAAAACATATTATAATAGATATAATTCAATATGTCAACACCAAAACATTACTACGATTTACGTCTTTCTTGGTGAAATCAGTCACGTGCCCAATCAGGATCACGAAATCGCTATCGTTTAACTCAAATGGGACAACTGGCTGGGGGCCATATATGTCATAAGGCTCACCGTATATATCAATTTCACTAGCTATAACGACTTCTTCGTAGATAGGAGAACTCTTATCAATAAGTTCTAATTCTTCATCTGTAATGTCTGATACGAATACTGCCTTCACGACAGATTCCTGAGTTTCGATGTCTTCTTCAACAATGTTATAACCAATTACACGAGGGAGTAACGGGTTTGACATATCAGAGCAAGCAATATTATACGAGTCGATAATATAGCCCGCCTTATTACAAACAACTTTAAAATCGGCACGCTTGTCGCTAGTGTCGTATGTGGGTCTGATACTTGTAGAGTAAATAGGTCCTTCATACCCTACATGCTCAACAGCATCATTAATGAATTGTCGAAGTAGGTTATGATGTGTTGTTTGAAGTGGTGTACGACCGAGCTTAATTACTACCTTGCTCATTTAATTTTTCCTTTATATTGTTATACTGTTGAATACACGACTTTAATGCAATATTTGTTTGCTCGGCGTCGGTTGCTAATCTGATAAGATCTTCAGAAGTCTGTCTAGATAACTCTCGTCCTGAACTGATTCTGTTATCTGACTGTCTAACGGCGGAATTTGAATCTGTCTTGTTGTTTGATGTAGTGCAGGCGGTGGTGTCTGTTGCGTGTTTGTCGCGCAACCTAATAGTCCCAGACTTAATACCATCAATAGTAGCAGATTGTTTCTGTTTGAGTACATGATTTAATTCCCGTGTTTTTTCTGTCAATTGAGTTTGGGTAGTTTGAATTTTATTATTTAAAGCATTAATTTCGTTTGAGTGTTGTTCTTTCGATGTTAATACTTGTTCTTGATGTTGTAGTTTTATCTGTGTTATTTCTTCATTATAACGCGCAGTATAATATTTCTTTGTAGTAAAATGGACAGAAAGACATAGTAAACAACCCCCAATTACCGTAATAGTAGTCTTATTGAAAAAAAGATGTATAGGCATTTTCTAATTCTTCCATGTAGTCATCAAATTTAAATTTAACTTTCTTATTATTTAATGAAACGAAAACATATAACGGAAAGCTTTCGGAAGATGTAATAATAAAGACAGAATTCAAATGCTGTCTTGAAACTTCTACAATAGTATTTTTATGAAGTACAATACATCTGAATACATCATTATGGACTATACACGGTTCGATAATCATCTCAAACTTACCACAAACAGATTTAATCATGTTCACGCCTTTCAAAAATAATTTATTTGATTCAAATGTATTTATTTGTTTTAAAAACTACTAAATGCCATTAAAACATTATATTAAATTTTTAAATTAACCCAATAAATTTTAACTATTGTCCCTCAGTGGTCCAGGGTATTGAATTTAGTTTCATGAATTGAAGTGTGTTTTAATGACGTTTAATACATTTAATGATACTTCAATCAATGATATTTGTTATAAATGATACTTCAATCAATGAAATACCATTTAATGTGTTTTAATGATATAAAAATGATATTTCATTGAATAGAATAATACCACGCTACGAAGTAGCGTTGGTATCTCACTCGGAGAGTGAGCATAAAATCATTTAATGATACTTCAATCAATGATATTTGTTATAAATGATACTTCAATCAATGAAATACCATTTAATGGTGTTTTAATGATATTCCATTCAAAAAAGAACTCTGACTGTTCAATATTCAGTCAGAGTCCACCCAGTAAAATTATATTCAATATATTTTAAAGTTGATATTATCATTATTTCATTTGAAATATTTTAAAACCATTTAATGATTTTATGCTCACTCTCCGAGTGAGATACCAACGCTACTTCGTAGCGTGGTATTATTCTATTATTGTTATTTTAATTTATTATTTTATTTCATTTCATTTGAATTATTTTATTTTTATTATTTCTATTTCATTTGAATTATTTTATTATAGAACATATATTATATTTGGGGTTTAACAACTGTTAAATTTTAGTCATGACGAAGCTAAGATTGGTATGTTTCAGAAAGAAATACCAAATTTAATTGGCTCTTGAACTTGTTTAGAGTGGTTTAATCGTTCAAATTCTTTCTGAAACACATTTAGTCAACCAAGGTACCCATTGTGATGTGGGTGATTACCGGTCCTGCTGTAAAATCAATGTACCTTGGACGAAAGGCAATGTCATGTTGTGCTATACTAGCCACCGCTTAAACTACAACGTCAATGCTTTATTGTATATTGTGGTTCCCACTTACCATTACCACTGTCTGAACAGTTATCATCTGTTACCAAGCGATCGAATGAATATACTATTATAAAGTGTCTACTAATATAATTGTAACATTTCAGTGACTCGATTACAATCACCGTATCTGGTTAAGTTACCAATTATAGTTTCGACTTGAAACAATCTATTGCCAAAGGGCGCGGAAGAATTTAATGACTTGACTATTGTTATTCCTTTCGGGTTTATTCAAGTCAACTATTATAGATCCACCTAACATCATAACGGTCTATCTCTATCATTTGATATTGAACCAACAATATTATAATGGTTTGTGGTAATAGCTTCTTCTGCGGGGATATTCGTCATCATATAACCCGCTCGGTTCTGCTGTCTCTCCTGAAATATTATACCCCAAACACGCTTCTTAGGTAGGGTCTATATAATACGTCAGATACATTATTACATTTGATGAATTATGTTTCGCGTTTCGTCTAGAAATAGATTTTAGCTTTGGATTAGAAGTGTGCCCCTACCCGTTGCTAGATACCTAGTTTGCATTCCTCGTTATCTGAAATTTAGGCGTTTCGCCTTTGCCTCCAGCTAGATATCCTCTCAGTCAGGTATCTTACGCCTGACTGCCAAACTGTTCGTCTGCTTATTCCCGTCCAGAAACGATACTAAGCTCTAAACCCCAAAACACTCTATTTCGGGGACGTTTGGTTTTAATGAGTCATTAACCACCAACTACTTTGCTACTTTATAAATCGCGCCAATTATCTCAACACTACTACCCTATAACAAGTCGATTTCAATAATATAGTTCAACTTTCTTGAATTGAACATTTAAACAAAGGGATTCGAGACAGTTCCCTATCGACTTGTTAATATGCCATTGATAACTTCACAAACGCCAGGATATTTGTTTGAGCTGACATCCTGAATCAGCTTTGTTACTGTATTTATATCTATATAAAATTTTAGGCTATCATTATAACAAACTATGATATCGAATGTCAACCTCTAATCAAATTTGTTATGTGCCTAATGTCGCAATTATAACACGCAATTTAATCTGATGTCAAGCATGTATTTCTTGTTGACATTACACCATACATAAATTATAATCCATATTATGTTATTATAGATTGCGAGAACTTTTATGCAGTGGTTTATTTCCGATTTACATCTAGGTCACAAGAATATTCTAAAGTACAGACAACAGTTCGACACAATCGAGCAACACGATAACTATATTGTGGACTCTATTTTAAATGTCGTTAAACCGAAGCACACGTTGTGGATCCTAGGCGATGTAATTCTAGCGTCTTCTAGTATGGATTGTCTTCAGAAAATTTCCAACAATGTCGGCTGTCTGAAAATTGTTCTTGGTAACCACGACGGTGAACGAAGTTATTCTCCTTCAATTGTAGAATTATCCGCTGTTGCTAGACTATACCCATATTCTACCACAGGCAAACACGACGAATACTTGCTTAGCCATATTCCGGTAGATCAGCAAATGTTGCACTATGGCCAGACATGGAATATTCATGGTCATTGCCATGATAAGTTAGAACCAACAAAATATCATATTAACGTAACTTGTGAAGCTTTAAATTATATTCCGGTTTCAATGGAATCTATCAACTCTATAACTCAAGAAAGGTCGAAACAATGAATAACATTCTTTTTGGTAAAACTAACTGCCCCCAATGCGACTCACTGAAAAGCTATTTGGACGAACTTGGGGTACAATACGACTATATTGATGCTACCGATAATATCGAACTCTTGCACAAATATGCCCCTGGTGCTCGATCGGTTCCGCAATTTGTGCATGATACTAAAGTGATTGGTGACATGAAACAAGTTATCCGCGCAATTGGAAACGGTGAAATCGATGTCTAAGAAAATTTATGTAGATTGTTTTATTGAATGTACACCTGATGAAAATTTTCAAGGGTTGTACATTCCACGCAATGTCGTAAAAGAAAAAACCACCGGTAATGTCATCTATCTCGAATGCGTGTGTTTAGCAAACTCATCTGGAAAGCTAAAAAATTCTGCAATTTCAACCGTTATTCAGAATGCCGCAATTTGTTATGGTAAAGACTCTAAAGGTCGTATCTGGGAATTGTTTATTGATGGTTGCTATTATCACCTGCCGTGTGTTAAAATGGTAAATGATAAGGATTTTAATTCGCCGTTGAATTTTAATTTTAATACGATTGGCGAAGCAAAACGAGAAATGTCCAAAATGATGCAACGGAATTGGGATTGAAATGCGAACAGTATTAATTATTGACGATCTGCGAAACGAAGATTTGTGTTATGAATTGAACAATGTAACGCGCGAAGATGACGATGTTGTTATTGTTGCAAAGTGTGCTAGGTCGGCAGTATTGACACTACTTACGTTAGCAGAAAAAAATATTCCGATTGATATTATCATGCTAGACCATGATTTGGGTGATGGTCTAGATACCACATGGTTGTTGAATTGGATTCTTGGTAATATTGGTTGGGAAACGCCACCGGGGTTAGATATAATTAAACATATCATCAGCGACTCAGAATGGCTTATTCACACATCAAATTTTGGTGTTGTCCAGTCTATGAAAGACAAGATAACTCAAATCCAACATATGGTTGACAAATACTAATATCACACATATAATACCACTTATGTGATAAGGAGATTATATTATGTTTTATGTATTTCGGCAAAATAACTCGGGAGGGTCGTTTGATATTGATATATTGAACGGCATTGGTAAAATTGTAATTGCTGAAGCGTTTAAGCCGATAACGAGGATTTAGCCGTCTACGAATATCATATTGACGAATTAATCAAAGTGTAAGTAATAAAATGACAGATTTTTTATACTTTTTGGGTTCAGTTGTATATCTTGTGTATATTGCATATGGCATTAAACTATGAGCGGCCAATGGATAGTACAGAAATATCTTAATCTGTTCTCTTCGCAATTACAACAATTCCATAAATCCCGTGAAGGTTTGTGGAATTGTCGTTGCCCTTATTGTGGTGATTCTAAGAAGAACAATACAAAGACGAGAGGATATTTTTTCTGGAATAGTGACGTATTAGTGTATAAGTGCCATAATTGCGGCATATCGACTACATTTCAATCTGTTTTGAAGGACTATAATCATGCATTGTTCAAAGAAATGATGATTGAAATGTTTGGCAAAAAATCCGACAATAATCCTATTATAAAAACAAACACTAAAAAGATAAACGAGCGACTTTCTGGCAAGCTTGTTGGGATTAAACATGTAACGTCTGGAATATTTGAAGAGTATCTGTCTAGTAGACGGATTCCACAAGAAAAGCATTCGATGTTTTTGGAAATTGATAGCCTTTCTAAGTTTGCAAAATTGTTTAACCGATATAAGGACAAGAAATTCCCGGACGTAAAATGTATTGGGATTCCGTTTAGGATCGGGAACAATACATCATTTGTCCAATGCAGAACAATTGAAGCCTGTGGTATTCGATATATTACTTTTGAGGTAGATGGTGGACCTAAAATATTTGGGTATAATGATATTGATAAATCTCAAACAGTATCTGTCCTCGAAGGTCCGTTTGATAGCACATTCGTCTATAACGCTGTTGCTAATGCCGGCGCAGCAGACCATTCAAACACAGATTTTTTGATTCGTCAAGGATGCGATTTAAGATTTATTTTTGACCGCGATTACGAAACAAATTACCAAGTCCGAAAACAATTAGACGAGCGCATATCACAAGGTTATAAAGTTGTAATATATGATAAAAATTTCCAATACAAGGACATCAATGACGCAATTATTGATGGATGGAGCATTGAAGTAGTCAATTCGTACCTTGATAAAAGAACATTCAAGGGACTAAAGGCAAAAATCGAGTTGACAAAAATAGCCAGATAAAGTATAATATCATGTTTATAAAATGTTGAGGATAGTTAATGAAACTTGCGGTGATTGGGTCTAGGGGTTTTAACAATTACCCATTAATGGAAGGACACCTCTCAAAATATAACCCGACACATATTGTATCGGGTGGGGCTCAAGGTGCGGATAAATTGGCAGAACTATATGCTGTTAGACACGGCATCGAAACCATTATATATAAACCAGATTGGACTGTTGGTCGACATGCCGGTTTTCTAAGAAATATACAAATTGTTGACTCGGCAGATTGCATTATTGCTTTCTGGGACGGTAAGAGCAAAGGTACCAAGCATTCTATCGATTATGCCAATAAAAAACGAATCCCGGTCAATGTTGTTATTTTTTAAAAATAGTCCATGCTATTACTGATTTTGGTACTAACTGACTGTCAGTAATAGCATGGACTATATTAGTAATTGTAGTACCACTAGTAAGCATATCATCGACAACTAGAACATTTTTATTAATAATATCTTTTTCGGTTATCCCGTCAAGTCGAAGAATTCCTTTGTACATTGGTCTGAATTGCGGCATAATTGACTTAATAGAAAATTTTCCCTGCTCTTTAGCTCGTTTGAGGTTGTCTTCTTGCTTCCGTATCGTTTCTGCGTTTACGTTATTTGACGGTTCAAATCGAATTGAGCTAACGGGGTTTTTCTTAACACACCCAAACAAAAACGACACATTTGACATTTTACTTGCTTGATGCACAATATCATCGATTAGGGGTGAAGAGCTACCAGCGCTGATGACAGTGTGTATATTATTTTGACGAATAACACGGTTCAGATATATTGCAGTTCGAGAGACAAACTCGTGATATCCTTCTGCGTTACGAGCATTTTCTTTTGCAAATTTGACAAACTCATGTTCGGCTTTATATACTGTCAATATTTTAATCCCGTTAATAGTTCGGACGAACGGATCAAGAGCATTGTTCTTCCCAAATTTGCTAGAAGTTGTTGCCCCCGGATTTTTAGTCAAATAAGCATCAAATAATTCGGTTACAAGTTTATTCATATTAAGCATAATTTTAATTTCCCATTAGGTATAACATGATTATTTATGATTTTTCTAATATAGTAGTTGGCGCGGTAATGGACTATTTTAATAAAACTGGGATGCAACCAGATTTACCATTAATGCGCCATATCGCACTAAACACAATTATCACCGACAAAGAAAAGAAATCAAGATATGTTGGAGAACTGGGAATTGTCTTGGCGTTTGATGGTGCGAATTATTGGCGTCGCGATGTATTCCCGAATTACAAACAAAACCGCAAGAAGGGCCAGGAAAAATCAAAATTTGACTTTGGTCAATTCTATTCTGATTTTAATGTACTAAAGCAAGAATTCAAAGAGAACATCCCCTATCGTTGTATTGAAGTACCTAGGGCCGAAGCAGACGATATCATTGCAACATTATGCAAGAAGTTTGGCCAACATGAAAAAATCTGTATTGTTGGAGCAGATAAGGACTTCCTACAAATTCAAGAATGGGATTTAAAATATCCTGTTGCCCAATATAGCCCATGGCATAGAAAATTCTTGACACTAGAGATGAAAGCGCACACCTTAATAGAGCATATTTGCGGTGGTGATGCCGGGGACGGAATACCAAATATTTGGTCAGATGTTGACACGTTTATGACCGAAGGGATTCGACAAAAGGCATTTTCGAAAAAACTTCGCGAGTCTGTAAAACAATCCGGGTTTTCTGGTATTTCTTCAGTATTACGTGACGCCCAAGAGTTAGAACGATTCAAACAAAATCGAACATTAATCGATCTTACTCAAATTCCGGACTATATTCAGGATGCAATTTTAACAGAATATGACAATTCGGTTGTCGCACAAGGTCGGTTCCATAAATATTGTGTTGAACACAAATTGAAAAAAATCATGGAACAAGGAAAAATCTAATGCCGACTTATGTTCAATTAAAATGTAAACACTGTGGTAAACATCAATTCGTCGATAAAGAACATCGATACGATCCATATACTTGTAAACATTGTAATACTCTATTAAATTCCGATGTCGCTGCAAGTTCTGGATCACCCGGAATTATTTCTGATAGAACTCGGGTTAATGGTAAATTGTCTAGCGAGTTTAGGACTGGTGTCCTCGATAAAATCATGTCAGTAAAAGGTGCAAATAATGCTTCCAGAAAATATGGTTGATTATGCGGTAGATAGAATCAAACTTGTTCGAGTTAGGTTCAACACGGAAATGGTTACCTTAAAAGTTCCAATCGACACAACATGGGTAATCAGGGAAGACAACACGTTATATGACACGAATTATGCTGGCGATGTAATAAAGTCTATGGGGTACGAAGACTATCACAAACGCGAATGGGTTGATTACGAGCATTATAGTGGCAAATATAACAAGAGACTGCTTGGGACGATTGTATCTAATGTGCAGTTTAGTGAGAAGTGTGAAGCATGGAAAGTCTAGTTAGTATTATCCATGATAAAATCAAGTTAAAAGAAGAACAAGGCTTGATTGGCAAGTATGGAACTGTAAGTGGGTACTTGTCTGTTACTCGATTACTCAAGGAAATGACAGACGACACTGCTATCAACAAATGGCGACAAACTGTTGGAGAAAAGGAAGCCGACAGAATTACTGAAGCAGCATTATCAAGGGGTCGTCGAATGCATGCCCTTATTGATCAGCATTTTAGTAGCCAAGTTACAGATTTGGACTTGACAAAACCGGGCGATATCCATTATAATAAACTATTGCCCGAACTTGATAATATTAGACCGTTATTTGTTGAAACCTGTTTGTTTAGCGATAAACTTAGTATGACGGGAAAAACAGATACGATTGGTTATTATGATGGGGTACTGTCTACAATAGACTATAAAACATCGAGACGACCAAAACGCCTTGAATATATGAAGTCGTATGGTGTTCAGGTAGCACTTTATTCTATGATGTTCCTGGATATGACCGGTCATCCTATCAGACAAGGGGTATTAATAAATTCCCCCGACAACGAAGAGGGAATTGACGCACCAACACCAGTTCAGGTGTTCACATTTGATGTATCACAATATGTTCCTCTTGCTATAGACGTTCTCAGAAAATATCGACAAGGGGGAAGAAAATGTATAAAGTTTTGACTGCGATGTTAATTTTATTGTCGCCAATCTCGCACGCTAATCAGACTCAATGCTTAGCTAAAGCAATTTATCACGAAGCAAGAGGTGAGCCCGAGAAATGCCAGCGTATGGTTGCCGATGTTGTAATCAACCGAGTCGAGCACAAAAACTACCCATCTACTGTTTGCGATGTTGTGTTTCAAAAGAACCAGTTTTCTTGGACAAAACATCCACGATCTGTAAATGATAGAAAATCATGGAAGAAATCGTTAGGAATCGCAAAACATAAAATGGTGACGAAAAACAAACAAACAACTGCAATTTACTTTACCCAAGGCAAAAAATTTGGTCCTGTAGTTGCTAGATGCGGAAAACATATTTTTATGGGGCCAATATAATGCTTGCGCAAATATCGAATATAGTAAGAGATAAAAAATGTAGCACATTTGATGCTTTACTTTTGATTATCGAAGACCAAGATTTAGAACCAAGTGAGGTAATCAAAGAACTACCACAATCAATTATAGAACAGTTAAAGCAAGATGCTATAGACGATGGGAAACTCAGACCATCTATGATTGAACTTTTCCAGAAGACTTTTTTAGTAGATGATTTCTTTTACTAAGCAGTGTTATTTGACATGGGTTGACTATCTTGGGTTGAAACTACATTTCAACAATAAGCATGATTGGTATATTGGTCATCGGCCGTTGCCAACTTGGACAGCAGACGCATTCATGGGCAGATCTGATGTACAATCATTTGCGGCATTTGTTGATTTCGTCCCCCACCCAAGGGAACGAGCTGAGCGACTAATTAGCACGTTCATCAAATATCCTCAAGCACATGTAACAACAGCACATCATTTACCAGACGATGTTGCAGATTTTCATGCTGCGAGAATGCGGGTTATTGGGGCTCTGGGATATGAACTTGAGCAAGACCTTGACACATTATATCATTACTGTTATAATAACGGTTTTAGATTTATAGATTTATTATCATTGGGTGATAACCATACCCCACCTATTGTGAGAGATGTTAATGACATTGGCATCAATCTTGAAACATTATCTGTATTAGACACGCTATTTGGCTATACTAGGTTTGAAAGCATTTCCCCATTATGGAATAAAAATCGTATAATGATTTGTCAATATGGTAAACTCCTTAAGTGTGACAAACATAAGGTCAAATTAGCTGTCGATAAACTATTACACATGCCCGCGAGGCAATTTTAAAGATTAAGGAAACATAATATGTCATTTGAAAATTTGAAACGAAATAAAAACTCATTTGCCAAAGTGAAAGAGCGAATGCAATCTGATAAACAGGGTGCGAGCTCATACAAAGACGACCGTTTCTGGCGCCTGACTGTAAAAGACGGTAACGGTTCTGCTGTTCTTCGTTTCATGCCCGCGCCCGAAGGCGAAGAAATCCCGTATGTTCTGCGTCACGAACATGCATTCCAAGACCCAACAACTAAGAAATGGTATATCGAGAACTGCCCGACTAGCATCGGGCAAGATTACTGCCCTGTCTGCAAGGAAAATAATGAATTGTGGAACACTGGTGTCGAAAGCAAACAAGCTGTTGCACGTTCTCGTAAACGTCAGAAAAAATATTATGCAAACGTTCTGGTAATTGATGATCAGGCCGCACCAGAAAATAATGGCAAGGTTTTCTTGTTCCAGTTTGGTCCGAAAATCTTTGACAAAATTAATGACAAAATCAATCCAGAGTTCCCCGATGAAGGACCGTGTGATGTTTTTGATTTGTGGGAAGGTGCAAATTTCCGCCTGCGCGCCCATACAGTGAATAAACAACGAAGCTATGATAAATCATCATTTGATTCTCCTAGTGAGTTGTTTGATGGTGACGAAACAAAACTCAAAGCAGCATACGACAGTTTGCACAAATTGCAGGATTTGATGAAAGACAGCGAATTTAAATCTGCGGCGGAGCTACAATCTCGGTTTAATCAAACTGTTGGCGTCAAAGCAGCTGCACCTGTCGATAACTCATATTCGCACGATGATGCATCAGATGTTCCGGTCCAACTAGTACGTGAATATGCTCCCGAGAAGCCTGTTGTCGACACTGGTAACCGTCAACAAGCCGAAGACGACGATTTATCTGCATATTATGATTTGTTAAACAACTAATCAAAAATAAAAGCTCTAACAGTTTTGACGCTGTTAGAGCTTTTGTTATTTCCACCAAGGATAGCATCCTTTGACGACATTCTCAATACAACTAGAACTAATCCAGGTATCATTTACCATAATTTGTTCTTGAGTATAAAACTGTCCATACCATTGTCTTGGTCTGAACCCTTGAACATCGTAAACGCCATCTTTTACTTTACGACTACGTTTGATATTCACTTGACATTGATAGTACTCTTCTGGAACTTCGCGTTTTGTATCACGGTAAATTTCTGCTGCCAACGCAATTTGTTCTTCTGTTGCATTAACAACCACATTGTCGAGGTGTTCAACGCCACCTAATTGCCAAGCCCAATCAGATTTTGATGTGAGTTCGTTACCATCTAAAAACCATGCAACAATATAATCGCGATAATCATCACACCATTTGGGGTCTACTGCTACACATACTTTCATAATATAACTCCGTCTGGATTTGATTAACAATTGTCGTTATTATAATGTAACGTGAATTAAGAAACAAGCATTTTATGGAATTCTTCCATTGTCATTGTTTTTTCTTCGCCTGTTTTCTTATTTCTTAAATCAATTCTTGTCTCCGGTGAAATACATTTTCCACTCTGACGACTCCATTTCCCCATTACAAACCTATTATTATAGCAAGCATTTATCCATTCTTCTTGATATGGGTGAAGATGGAAATTTTGGACACCATCGTCCAAAGTCACAATTTTAACATAATTCTTCACAAAATAAATAATATCATTTGTGCATTTTTCTATTTCTAGAATTTGTTCTGCCGTCAGTGGCATTTTTACCCCCGCAGCTTTTAAATTCTCGTTATTCATGTAGCATAGCGTTTTTTTATCAATATCTGGTAAATCTTGGATTGGCATAGTATATCCATTGATGTATTATATGCTATTTATTTATATATTTTACCAAACTTATTTCAAATTAAATACTGGTATTAAATTAACCCATATTCAATTGTAGGGTGTCATATATGAATTTTTTCCAAAAACTTTTCTTTGGTTCACCCAAAGAACCAGAATATCAATCAGATAGTGTTACTGTTAGGGCTGAACACGATGGGACGGTAGATATTTCGGATAGTGCCGCAACAGCGTTATTTTCGTCTACTGGTCTTGGCCTTGCAGACCTACCAAAAAACGAAAAATCGGCAATCGAAGAATACCGTCGGTTAGCAATGACTGCCGAAGTTGACGAATCAATCCAGGAAATCGTAAATGAATCGTTTAACATTGACCAAACATATATGGCAATTAAACTATCGTTTTCCGAAAAATCTAAATTGTCTGTTGACATACAAAAGAAATTAGACGAAGTCTTTTTTGATATTTACCACAATCTATTCGATTTTGATAATCAAGGTGCATGGCTGTTTAAAAAGTTCTATGTAGACGGTCGGTTGTTTATCCATAAAGTAATTAGTAAGGATCAAAAACGAATTGCGTCTTTGCGAGTAATTGATGCGCTCCAGATTAGACGTATCAGGAATTCGCACGCAGATAATAACGGCCTTGTAGATTTGTCAAAAGAAGAAATATTCTATTTGTATTCTCCGCAACAGACAAACACTACAGAACTGTGGCGGACATATTCCCCGATCCCCGATAAGATTATTGCATTCCCCGAACAAGCCATTTCGTATATTGATTCTGGCCTAGTTCATTGGCAAGATGGCTATGTTGTATCGCATCTGTCAAAAGCTATTGTACCGTTCAATAACATGAAAATGATGGAAGACGCAATGGTAATCTATAGGGTTATCCGTTCCCCGTCGCGACGTGTGTTCTATGTTGATGTTGGTGATATGCCCAAAGCTAAGGGCGAGCAATATCTTAAAGACATGATGAACCAATTCAAGAACAGAATGACATACGACAGCCGTTCAGGATTAATCGCGGATAGACGTAATATTTTATCAATGCTAGAAGATATTTGGTTACCTAGGAAATCCAATGGGCGAAGCACTGAAGTGTCAACGCTAGAGGAAGGTAGTAATTTAGGTGTGACAGAAGACGTCGAATATTGCCGTGATAGGTTTTATCGTTCTCTGAATGTGCCTCGGTCTAGATTCAACCAGGAACAGAATCCGTTTGGTGCTGGTAGGATGACAGAAATTACCCGGGACGAATATCGATTTATGAAATTCATACAGTCTTTGAGAAACCGCTTCATTCATGTGATAGAAGATGTGTTTAGAACAGAACTTGTTTTACGCGGTGTTATTAAAGATAAAGAATGGAAACAGCTCAAGAAAGATTTTGTATGGATTTTTGTCGAGGACAATCAATTTGTTCAATTAAAACAATCCGAAATTCTACAGAGCAAATTAAACACGATGCAACAAGTAGATAGTATGGTCGAACGGTATTTCAGTGTCGAATGGGCGTTGACTAATATCATGCAATTTACTGAGTCCGAAATAAACCAACTAAAACAACAACGTGAACAGGAACAGAAAGATGGAACAATCACAGACGACAACGGTGTCGATGACAACAACATCAAACCTAGCCAAACCGACACTGCCTATGACGAAGACAATAAATAAGAGAAAACAAATAAAAGGATTAGATATGGACGACAAATTATTAGAGTCTATGAACATTGCTGTTTCTGAGGAAGCCGGGTATATTTCAGAAGAACTTTCAGACGACGCAGATGTAAACATCGATGATATTATATCAATTCAAAGTGCAGTTTTATCTTTTGGTGGGGAATTTGAATATTCAGATGGTGTGTTTGAAACTAAATTTGAACATTGGCAATCTGTTGAAGATTTCTGCACCCAGCTCGACAACATTGATGCAGTCGAGTCTTACGAAATAATGGCATTTCATCGTGATACTGATAGCAATGAACGTGTAGATATTGATGTTGACGATATTGTAGACGACAGCAAATACTTTTTTGTGGTCATTGTTTACTTGACATTAGACAGTTCCGTTTTTTATGACGATACCGAAGAATTGGATGAAGTAAAACGCAGAATCAAAGTAAACAGTCAAGGCAAGCGTCGTATCAAAATGCAATGTCGCCCAGGGTTTAAATGGGACGGTAGTGCATGTGTGAAAATCACTGGGGCTGAATTAGCAACCAATCGAAAAGCAAAACGTCGAATGGTAATTAGCAAACGTTCACAAGGCAACACACTAAAAATTCGTATGTTGCGTAAAACACGAAAAGCAAACAGATTTCGTAAAGCAATGGGACTGGGGGGTAAATAAATATGGAAATAAACGTTAAGCAGATTTTTGAACATACACTTGCAGACGCAGGTATTTTAACGGGATCGAAAGATTTTTTACTATTAGACGAAGCTATTGTCGTTGGTGACCAATCAGACGTCGTTAAATACACTAAATCATGTGATACTATCATTTCGAATCTGATTAAACATGCTGGCGCGTTAGCAGCCAAACTTCGTAGTCAACCGTTGTCTACTCAAGAATTAGAGTTAGTAAAAACAATTTTTACAAGCACTAGTGCTGCACGGTCGTATATCATTTTTGCTAATAAAACAAAAGAAATTATTCGCGCCGAAGAAGCAATTACACAGGCCGTTCAACTTCTGAATAAATCAAACTTCAAGGGGTTATAAATGAAATTCCTTGTAGAACAATATGACACTAGTCAATTTAGTGTCGTCAACGAGGCTGCCGATAAAAAGGGCCTTTATATTACAGGGCCTTTTATTCAGATGGATGTTGTAAACGGGAATAACCGTATATACCCATCAGAATATATTCCTTCTCAAATTGATAAATATATCGTAGAAAAGATTAATACTGATAGGGCCGTTGGTGAACTTAATCACCCAAATCACCCGGAAGTGAATTATGAACGAGCTTGTATTAAGATTGTCGAGTTAACTCGACAAGGATCGGATTATTACGGGAAGGCGAAGGTCCTCGAATCGTTGCCACTTGGCAATATTGTTGCAGGGTTGTTGAGAGAAGGTGTTAAGATTGGCGTTTCGTCACGAGCTCTTGGTAGTTTAAAAACAAGACACGACGGCGTCAAAATTGTACAACCGGACTATAGATTAATGACTGCTGCCGATGTTGTTTCGGAACCATCTGCCCCAGACGCGCTTGTTACAGCGATTATGGAAAGCAAGGAATGGGTGTTTGAAAATGGTATTCTTAAAGAGTCCGAAACTCGCAATTTCGTTGACAAAGTTTCACAGGGTGGAATGACCGCCACCAAACTCAAAATGGTGTTCGAAGAAGTTATTCAAACTATTTCGTCTGCCAAACATAAATAACTAAACTTATATATGGAGAACAATCTAATGTCGTATAAAGAACAGATTGCTCAGTTGGCAGAAAAACTGGGCGTAGAACAAACCGTAGTTGAAGAAATTGGCGCTATTGTTGAAAGTGCTATTGCCACCGGTATTCAAGAGCGCGAACAAGAATTGACCGAACAAATTGAAAAAGCTACTCAAGAAGCAAATCAGTTGGTTGCCGAACAACGTGTGGCTATTGAGGCAGAAGTCAAAGCTCACGCTGAAGAAGTTGCTCGTCAGTTTGTGGCCGAGAACAAAGACCGTTTTGTACAAACCGAAAAGTACGACAACATGGTGCAATTTGTCGAGCAGATTAAAGAGGCATTTGCTGTTGCTGGAATTGGTACTGACAACCTCGAGAAAGTCGAATCGTTGAAAGAAGAAATTCAAGAACTGAAAACTCAACTTCAAGAAGCCAAGTCTGACACCGAAACCGCGCAAGCTTCTTCACTGTTGGAAAAAATGATTGACGAAAACAATTTGTCAATGTATCAGCGCGAACGTGTGTTGAATTTGATTAAACACACTCGCCCAGACACGTTGAGTGAATTCAAAACTATTGCAGAATATATCATCAGCGAAGTTAAAAAGGACGAAGCAGACGACGATGATGATAAGGAAAATGCCCCCGAAGAAAAAGAACCTGAAGATAAGGGTAAAAAATCTGTAAGCGAACGTATGCAGTCTTATTTGCAAGTAGCACAGTCTTAATAAATATTATTTGTAGATAATGTTTTTAACAATTTAAGGATTTAACAACAATGAACCAAGAACAAACAAAACTACTGATTGAGAAATGGAGCCCGTTGCTGGAAAATGATGCACTGGGTAAAATTCAAGACCAGCACCGTAAAGCTACTACCGCACAATTGCTAGAAAACGTAGAACGCGAAGTGTTGAACGAAGATGCACAAACTACAACTGCTAATATTGCTGGTTTCGATCCGGTATTGATTAGCATGGTTCGTCGTTCTGCCCCGAAAATGATTGCATACGACATTTGCGGCGTACAAGCAATGACTCAGCCAACTGGCTTGGTATTCGCAATGAAATCCCGCTATACCGATAAAAACGGTGCAGAAGCATTGTTTGATACCGTGAAAACTGGTCATTCCGGCGATAAAGCAGTTGACAGCAACGACAACCCGTTTGCAGCTAAATCGCCCGCTACTATTGGTCGAGGCCAAGCAACTCAAACTGCCGAGCTGGATGATAACTGGAACACCATGTCTGCTACTATTGAGAAGATCCAAGTATCGGCTCAAACCCGTCAATTGCGCGCAGATTACTCAATCGAATTGGCGCAAGACTGGAAAGCTGTTCACGGTATGAATGCCGAAGCGGAACTGGCTAATATCTTGTCTAGCGAAATTTTGATTGAACAAAACCGCGAAATCGTTCACAAAATCTACAACATTGCTAAGGTTGGTGCCCAATTTGGTACTACTCCTGGTACATTCGACTTGTTGCAAGATAGCGATGGTCGCTGGTCAGCAGAACGATTCAAAGGCCTGTTGTTTGCTATCAACCGCGACGCTAACCGAATCGCACTTGAAACCCGTCGTGGTAAAGGTAACATCCTGATTACTTCCGCTGACGTTGCAAGCGCATTGCAAATGGCTGGGTTGTTAGACTTTGCACCAGCAATTGAATCATTGAGTGGTTCACTGAGTGTTGATATTACCGGCGCAACCTTTGCAGGTACTATGGGTACCATGAAAGTTTATATTGACCCGTTCTTGCAGCATGATGGTTACGTGGTGGGCTACAAAGGCGCTAACCAATACGACGCTGGTTTGATTTACTGCCCATATGTTGCTCTTCAAGCATACAAAGCAGTTGATCCGAAAACATTCCAGCCAGCAATTGGATTTAAAACTAGATATGGATTGGTAGCAAATCCGTTCACCACAATGAACGCCAACGAAAACCTCTACTACCGCAAAGCACAAATCGCTAATCTGTAATAGATAACACATAAAGCCCTGATAGCAATTAAAGTTATCAGGGCTTTTATTTTGACTAAATTCTGGAAATAAGTTATAATAAGAGTTTTATATTCTACCTATTACAATCATGGACATTAAGTAAGAACGAACCGCATTATACTACAAGATAGCGCCAGACGGATATTGTACCTCCCCGAGTTCTATGTTACAGATGGCGAAACACTATATAACCGTCAACGTTTTATGAAATCAAAAATGCCAAAATTATTTGGTATCGGCTTCGACACACAAAAACAGAATGGGAAAATATATGCGATAACGGACTTATGCTGTTCTTTGGAGCCGGGATTACCAAGTGGGTTAAATATATAAAATAACTGTTTTAGGAGACGATAATGGCATCAAGTACTACAAGTAATCACTTGTTCAACAAACAATTGGGATATATTCTAAAGGGTCAAGAATTTATTCCCCCTACTACACTCTATGTCGGGCTGTTCACAACTGTCCCGCAATTAAATGGTTCTGGTGGAACAGAAGTGTCGTCATCCGGTACGTCTTATGCGCGAGTACCAATTCGACAAAATACCGGGTGGCAGGGGCCGAGCGGAACAAATCAAGAATATAGTAATTCAAGCGATTTAACATTTCAAGTTCCGAGTGGAAACTGGGGTACGATCCAAGGTTGTGGGATTTTCGACGCCCAAGAAGGTGGCAATCTAATGTGGGTAGGATATCTGACCACGAGTAAGTCGGTTACATCTGGCGACGGCGCACCTAAAATTCTTGCTAACGCGCTTAAAATTAGTCGAGCCACTTGCTAACAGATCAAAGACAGAATGGGGCATCGCTGCCCCATTTCTCAAATTTCGAGTTCTTCGATTACGAGATTATCTACAATCAATTCATCACATGAATTAATTTCACCCTTATACTAGTCTAAATCATCAATTGTTCTACCCTGTGAACAAGCAAGATAATTTATACTTTCGGTGGCAGCGCCCACAATTTTACCATATATGTATAATATTTGTATACTATACTCCTTCACGTTTTGTGTTATACCATATCATAACTGCGCTGCCAATAAATAAAAGAGATGGCGTCCAATTCTGACGCTATAGACTATAAATTTTTGGAGAACAAAACATGGCACAAGCATTTGGTTCGGGTGCTCCTGGCGTTCAGATTCGAGAAATCGACCTAACAAATAGTATTGCGGCGGTCGGCACTTCTGCTGCGGCACTCGTTGGTGATTTCATCTGGGGACCAGTTGATGAGCGAACCCAAATTAGTACAGACTCTGAATTGGCGTTTATCTTTGGTAAGCCCAATGACAGAAATTATGTCGATTGGTTTGTCGGCAAGTCTTTTTTGGCATATAGTAGCAACCTTCAGGTAGTTCGTGTTGTTGATGCGGACGCTAGAAATGCAACCGGCGACAGTTCTGGGTTGTTGGTTAAAAACAAACAAGACTTCAATATGGTCAACGATAGCGACCACTCTACTAAATTGTTCATTGCAAAATATCCCGGTGCAATAGGCAATAGCTTGAAAGTTTCTATTGCTGACCAAGGTAACTTTGAAAAATGGCAATATGCTGACGAGTTTGATGCTGCCCCGGGTACGTCAGAATATGCTACTTCCCTTGGTGCGAAATATGACGAAGTTCATGTAGTTGTGGTTGACGAACTTGGCGAATTCACCGGAATCCCCGGCACCATTCTAGAACGATATTCTTTCTTGTCCAAAGCACTTGATGCGAAAGCATTAGACGGTGCACCAATGTATTACGGTAACGTAATCAACAACCAGTCACAATATGTTTGGTTTGTTGGTAATCCGCAGGCAAGCAAATACTATGAAAACGATGATGCTATTACCGACGCTACCGGCGAATGGGGGACTAAATTAATCGTTTCTGGCGCCGCAACAAAATATAAAATCCTGAAGACAAACGATACACCTCAACACGATGGTGAAGTAGTAAAACTGGCTGGTGGCGCCGATGGTTCAAAACCAGATGCGAATGAGCTAGTATTGGGCTGGGACCAGTTTAAATCTACCGAAGAGGTCGATATTGGTATCCTGATTACATCCGACGGCGGCGGCGAACTGAGTCATACTACTGTTGTACAACATGTAATTGACAATTTGTGTGAAAACCGTAAAGACTGCGTAACAACCATCAGCCCCAAGAAATCCGATGTAATGAATAGGACTCAGAGTCAGGCGGTTGATGCAATCAAGAAAACTCGTAATGCAATTGGTCGCAGCTCTAACTATGCCATCATGGACACTGGCTGGAAATTGACATATGATGTGTATAACGATACATATCGCTGGATCCCGCTTAATGGTGACGTTGCCGGCTTGATGGCGAGTACCGAACGCGACTATGATGCTTGGTGGTCACCGGCAGGTTTCAATCGCGGTCGCCTAAAAAATGTTACTTCGCTGGCATTCAACCCAAATGAAGACAGTCGCGATGCATTATACAAGGTTCAAGTGAATCCTGTTGTTTCGTTCTTGAATGAAGGGACTGTATTATACGGCGATAAAACAATGCAAGCCAAGGCATCGGCGTTCCAGTTCATTAACGTTCGCCGATTGTTCATCACGCTCGAGAAATCGATTGGCAAGTCGGCGAAATATTTGTTGTTTGAGTTCAATGATGAAACTACCCGAGCAACATTCCGAAATATGGTGGAACCGTTCTTGCGTGAGGTTAAAGGTCGACGTGGCATATATGACTTTAAGGTTGTTTGCGACGAGACAAATAATACGCCAGAAGTTATTGACGCGGCGCAATTTGTTGGCGCGATTTATGTCAAGCCTGCCCGATCGATTAACTATATTCGACTCGACTTTGTTGCAGTTCGAACTGGTGTAGAGTTTAGCGAAGTTGTAGGTACATACTAATACTTGACATATCCTTAACTTATAACTATAATATAGTGCTAAGTTAAGGATATTTTTATGAGTGATATATCTGATTTTGTCTGTAATGAATTGTTTCGGGTAAACGGAACAATGATTAATGCTAGAAATTCACAATGGTGTAAGAAATACCACCCAGCGGAGTTCGATGCGATAATGTCCGCTGGATACGATTCTTACGTTGATAATGTATATTCAATATACTATGACAAAATATTCTACTGTGAACATTGTGGTATAAAGATGCCACCGCCCAGAACTGGCCAAGAAAAGAAATACTGCTCCAGAAAATGTAGTAAAGAATCTGGTACATGGAATCGCCTGAATATTGATTTCGCTGCCGCTAGAGAAAAAGCAAAACAAACCTGTCTAGAACGTTATGGTGTCGACAACCCCATGAAATTAGACCAGTTCAAAGAGAAAGTAAAACATTATGACGTTGGTGCTGCTAGAGAGAAAGCAAAGCAAACCTTTCTAGCTAGATACGGTGTCGACAATCCGATGAAATTGCGACAATTCCAGGATAAAGCAAGGCAAACATGTCTAGATAGATACGGTGTCGACAATCCGATGCAAAATGAGAATATTGTAATGCGGTCTATAACTACTAGACAGATAACTAATACACAAAAACATCAAGACTATATTCGTTCGTGTGGGATCCAATCTACAGAATATAAACCAATTGGTCGACATGGACAGTATAAACCACGAGAAATGGTTAGACAAATCTATGGAGTCGACGAGCCTAATCTCGAAACTATTCAGATTAATTACAAGAACTGGTGGCTCAATGCAAAACAGTTAGGGTTATATTCAAAAACCAGATTGCAAGACGGAATTGCAGAATTCATAGAATCATATGTGGCAATCGTTAGAAATACTCGGCAAGTTATCTCTCCACAAGAAATTGATATATTCATTCCCTCCCATAATATTGCAGTCGAAGTGAATGGTGTCTATTGGCACAATTCATTTAGAATAGATAAGAACTATCACGCCAATAAAACTAATACAGCCCAACAATCTGGAATTCAGCTTATTCATATCTGGGAGAATGATTGGGTAAACAAGCGAGATATTGTTCAGTCATTGATACTGTCAAAACTCGGGATAACTGATAAAATAATGGCTAGAAAATGTACTGTACAGAAAGTTTCTAAACCCGATGCAGACGAGTTTTTCAATAACACTCATCTAAAAGGTTCTGGTAAAAATGGAATTACCTATGGCTTATACTACGACAATGAACTTATCATGTGTATGCGATTTGCCAGACATCCAAAGTATGAATGGGAACTGTTGCGAATGTCTAGTAAGTTAGGTATAACTGTTGTAGGTGGTATGAGTAAACTTCTCACCCATTTTAAAAGACAACATTGTCCATCACAGTTGATGTCATATGTTGATAGAGACATCAGCAACGGAAAATCATATTATGCTGTTGGGTTCGAATTGTTATCTGTTACTGGTCCTAGCTATTGGTATGTAGATAGTAAGATGAATGTACAGCATCGCCATCAGTTCCAGCGACATATAATAGGACAAAATGAAGAGGACTATACAAAGGAACTGAAATTATTTAGAATTCACAATTCTGGTAATCTAAAAATGTTATTAAAGTTTTAGTCATGATAAACCCACAGATTAGTTTCTGTGGGTTTTGACTTATTATACTAGCTCGTAATACCTGTCACTATTACCATTAACAGCGGCGTTCTTTGCCGCATTGTTCAGGTTAGTAACAAGGGACTTAATTGTCTTTGGCACTAAATCAATTTTCTTGTTACCACGCTCGTGATCATAACATTTACCACATTCGAGCATGTAGCTGAAGTATTCAATCAATTCGGGGAGTGTACCAGTTTCTGTTGTTTCTGAAGTACCACGAGTCAATTTAATTGTGTAGGTTTTAGGTTGTTTCATAATATAATGCCTTTCATAAAGGGTTTAACAATGTTTTATGGTCGTTTTGTTTAACTTCTATATTTCACATTATATAAGTCTATGTGATTATGGTCAAGCATTATTTTAGAGAAATGCCCGTTATCAGGTATTTTCGTTTGACATCTATCATCGTATGACAGTCTGACACGTCGATAATCCGCGCCCATTTTGAAACTGCTTGACGGTCAACTTATAAATAATCATTATAACCACAAGGAGTAATTAACAATGGCAAACAATATGGATGTCGCATCATTCATCAGTAACTTTCAGGGCGGTGGTCTTCGCCCAAACTTGTTCAAGGTTGTTCTGACATTCCCGACAGAAGTTGGCGGACAACAAGCATCTAATAAAATCATGTTCTCTTGCAAGGCAACATCTTTGCCAGCAAGTCAGATTGGTGTTGTGAACGCGCCTTATATGGGTCGTGTAGCCAAGTTTGCTGGTGATAGAATATTTGACGATTGGAATATTACAGTATTGTTAGATACTGATATGATTTCGCGTGAAGCATTCGAGAAATGGACTGACTTAGTAAATGGTCACGTTTCAAACGTTGCTATTCCGGGCTGGGGTAACCCATCGAATTATATGGCTAGTGCGGAAGTTTATCTTATGAATCGCGAAGGTAACACCGTTCAGAAATATACTATTCAGGGTACATTCCCAATTAACGTTGGTGAGATTCAACTTGCTTGGGATTCGAACGATCAGATTGCGGAACTCCCGGTAACACTTGCGGTGCAGTACTGGCAGTCGGATTCAACTACTAACGTATAATTATTGATAAATGAGACATATCAATACAAGGTTAATTGTCGAACAAGCAAGAGACGATGAGCTTCGCAAATTGCAAGGTTTGTATTTCAGCGACAATGCTGCTTTTGTGAAGCTTGTCAAACCACATATCAGGTTCGCGTGGCTATCGATAGAATGTGGTCTCGCAAGTATTCCATTCGTTATTGATAACGAGGGTTTAAATAATTTACAAACTACCAGAGCATTTAAATTTAGAAGAGAGTACCATGATTGACGTAAAACAAATTTTTGAAAGTGTTATTTTGGGCGAAGCATTAGGCAACCTTAACAAGGTATCTGACCCAAATGCAAAACGTGTAATCGTCCAACTGTTGAGATGCCGAGAAATTCGAAATACCGCATGGGTAACCCCGGATTCGGCGGTTGAAGATGGTGGAGCATACAAAGAAGAAGAGTTCACGAAAACTCTGAAGAAAGTAACCAATCTTGGCAAGCGTGTTGGTATGATTGTAATTGTGTCTGACACATCATCTATTGGTGTTGTTATTAAAGACGAACAATACATTCAAGACGGTTTAGCCAGAAAATCATTGAAAGTTTATAGTGTAATTGGCAATCGTATGTCCACAAAAGAAACTACACTAGGCAAAGTAATGGCAGAAGTTAATGCGTCTAGCAAAGTATATTTTGTGCTTGTTGACGACAATTATGCGTCAAAACTGTCTCGCCAAGGTAACACCGCAAACACACCAGACAATTCTGACAAGTACTCATTGCGCCAATTTAAGGAGAGACATGGTCGTGTCGAGCATTCTAGCCGAACTAACTTCATGGACAATGCACGTGTTGCCGATATTAAAGTTGATATTGATAAAACTTCACCTCTTATGGTGCTGGCTAAAATTGTTCGCGCTGAAAAAAATCAACGCCGCGATATAACATTGGTCAAGGGCAACCAAGCGTATACCGCATTCGACAGTGTCAATGTACAAGATGTCATATCTAAAATTGATTTTATTGGTGTTCAGGAATTTGTTGTAATTCGCAGATTAAGACGAGTCATTAGAGGTGCCACACCGGACGATAGCCGAATTGAATATTATAATCTTGTTCTAGACAAGCAAGGTAACTTCAATTTTGTGAAATCACACTAATCACAAGCACCATATGACAGTTTTGTCTATGGTGCTTTCTAATGACGATAACACGTTGATTTAAAATACGAAAATAAAAATATCGCGTTATTTTGACGTTTTAATCATTCTAGGGTATACCAGGGTATACGGAAATAATAAAAGACCCAATCTAATGCGATATTTTTCGTCGTCTTAACACAAAATAATATTATAAAACAAAAGGATACTATCATTTTTAATAGAAATGTTAATATCCTTTTTAATCAATTAGTTATCATAAAGCACTAAATTGACAAAAACGCCGATAGACTATGAATCTATCGGCCATTTTTATTTCATTGCAGTACGAATTGCAATAATTGTCAGTAACCCAACAAATCCAATTCCGCTACTATTGTATGTTGTCGTTGACATATTAATTAGTTCCCTTTTGGGCTTCGGTAGATAGGTTAATCAATGCTTTTGCATGTGCAACGGCATCTTCAGCGGTAAGATGCACCATTCCTCGTTCAACAAGTCGTTGTTTCATCAAATCCGGTGTCCATTTTGTGTGATAGTATAACGCAAGTCTATTGATATCTACAATATAGATGACATCACCCAATTTTAAGTCATTTTCGTTAATCGGTTGTTTGATGGTAGTGTCACCAATCCGAATTCGTGGGTGGCGTTTGCGATATAGGGTGTGTAAGTACCATACTGGATTGGTTTCACATGAATCCCAAGTCCGGCCTCTAGTTGTACTAAACTCCCATTGTTCCCATGGTTTATTGGATTTGGTTGCTTGGTCGGCATATAATTTCATTAGCGGTGCATATAGATATGCCGGCTCTTTCACGATTCGAAAATTTTGATCCCCTATCACACTTGACCATGTGTCGGCACCGAGAACTGACCCTATCCAATTGAAGCCGCCTTCCGATTTAGCTGCATGGCAGTTTTCCTGGAACACCGATACGTCAAACGGGTTACCCTGGTAAACTTGTTCCATACACATAAGTTGAACAATATATACTGGGAATGTTTCCAGCTCACCAATGCAATATGTATAGTCGATATCAGTAATATTCATACTAGTCCTATAATGATAAATTAATTAATTGACTCAAGTGATTTAGGTTGTATAATAAATGTTTCTATTTCACTTTTATATACTACATCACTATTGATAATAGTATACGCCCATTTTTTCATACTGTCAACAGAATCAAACTCTTTTATGTGTGTATTGGTGGATGTATTACCATATTCGTCATAGTAATGTGTTTTTATCCTAACTCTAAATATTATACTATCCGAGGACAAGTTCATTCTACCACCCCTTCAACAATGCAGTTGACACCCCTTGTCGCACTAAGTCTTGGTCACTATAACCATGCAATTTTAGAAAATCAACAAGCTGCGCCAAATTGCGTTTTGTTGTCTTTGTGGTGCCGGCTTGTGTCAACCCTACTAAATCAACTAGTTTTAAAATTATCTCTTTCTGCTCATTCAGTTTGGTATCATATTCAAAATTGACAGGGTATTCGGATGATACCCATTTCAGCGGGTTATTCTGAAAATCGTGATACAGTGCCATATACTCGCTATTAGACAAGCAGTACATATTTCTAATTCTTCTCAGACGGTTCAACCCATATTGATATGTTCGACGTTTCTTGATATGCTGTCTTTCCAGGTAATGCCATCTGGCCCACAACTTATTAGGCATTTTGTTTTTTTCTGGGTTGTCTAGCAAATACGAAATTTCGTCATCGAGAGTTGTCCTTTTACTGTCACGACGTTTAGTATTACTGTTTCGCCAGTTGTTGACAATGCCATTATGCACGAAGTATTTTGAGTCTGCCAACCAATCCAGCATTTCTTCTTTTGTGTCGAAACCTTGATTGTATCGGACAACATCAAAACCAAGAAACTCCAAAGCCGTATCAAATTCTTCGATAATTGGTTCGTCGCAACTGCGAAGCTTTAATGCGTCGTGAGCAAACTTCAATTCTTTTGGGATGATTCTACCAATCAACAACGACATATTACCATAACAATACCACTTGGCAGTATAGTCAAGGTTTTCTTTTGGTGCCACAATAAAGTCAACCTGATACCGTCCGTTTTCGAATTCAAGTACACAAGACCACACATTACCAGTCTTAACAATGTCTGTAATATTCAACTCATCGATAATTTTATCACGAGTGACACTAGTACAAATGACATCAATATCACCATGGTCGGGTTTGGCAAATGTTTTCGCCGGGAAGCAGTCATCGAAATCGCTTAGAATCGAAACAATTTTATTATACTGGTCGTTCGGTACCCGTTTAGTACCAAAGTGTTTAGTTGCGTTACCACCCATATAATATATCCTTAAATGATCAACAGTTTTGAATATTTTATATTTGCTTGTGCTAAATGTCAAGTTAAATATGATAATAATCTAGGAGTTAGATATGGCGGGATATAAACAAGTATTATTCAAACTTGAGCCTGTAGCATTATATTCATTTGACGGTGAAGAAGTCAAGAACGACAAACGGTTTTATCAAAGGTTAGATATTATCGACGACACCGGCAATTCTGATGGTAAACTAGGGGTGGAGACATTAGACGAAACCATGCCTTGCTATAGTACATCTACTGGTTTAGCCCCGTTAGACAAGTATGGGCAGCGTGCGATTCGGTTTTGTCCAAATGGCCCACAAAGAAACGCCGAGGCTGCAGGATTGTCCAGATGGCCAAAGGCATATGCAATTATGTCAAATTGCCTCGCGTGGGATTTTTCCAACAACGAATTCACCTATATTTTCATGGCAAAGCGTAGCGACGACATTCGCTATGACATAGGCGATGAATATTATGGATACAATTCATATATGGATGTATTATTTGAGCACGATGGTATTATTTCTATGGGTGTTAAGCATGGCCATCTTAGAACCCCTACTTGGTGGATTCAAATCCCAGCAATATCAAAAGACATAATTGAAATTTCTGGTAACTTAATTACGCCCGGCATCACTAACCAATCTAGCATGATTGTTGTTCGATTTAGAAACAATAGATTAGAGGTAATTCGAAACCTAGAAACTATATTCGATAGAACCTTTATAGTCGACGAAAATTCTTTTTCACTCGACCGCGGAAGCAAACAATTGACTATCGGCGGATGTGATGTACCCAAAGACACTAATTTCAGAACAAGCGATAGAATAACTGTACCAACAGATATAGACCAATTCACAATCTATAACAAGTATATCACCGATACCGATCTTGGTAGATTATACCGTCGGATTTGGTCGTTTAACGAAATGGTCATTGCTAACAATCCGCAAGATTTTTATGAGATGTCTGAAAGGTCACTTTCACCTGATAGAACTCTAGTGAATTATAGTAATATCACAAATTTGTATGTATGGAAAGGCGAAAACAATGTCATGACCCGGCGACCAGGTCCCATGCCAAATTCAGTTGGGATGAGGTTCGACCAGACCGAAGTCAGAACAAATTTTTCAAGAATCAACAATTATAAGTTATTACCGATAAGCAGAACATCTAATTTCACGTTTATGTTCTCTTTCAAACTTGAGCATAGTAATAGAGGCGTATTGTTTACCCAAACATCCGAGTCTGGTGACTATGAAGGTATTACACTATGGGCAAATAGTCTGAACAAGATTCATAACCAGGGTAATCTCGAAATTACGTTTAGTAATACCATTGCACCTATAACGTTAACAAATTCATTATCGGCAGATTGGCATTCTATAACCATTAGGAAGCGAGGCGATTTCATAGATGTGTGGCTAGATGGTCAACAAGTGTTATACGAGCAAGAGGTTCGGTTCGGCGACGATAATAATCATATTGGGGCTTCGTTTCTAGGGTCACACTTGAATATTACACCAATTGATGGGTCACTAGCCAATATTATCGTTTACAATTATGCGATGTCACCTAAAAAGATTAAGGCGTTTCACGATTATGAATCGATATATATAATTCGTGGTAGTGCGTCATTAAACGGCAACCCTGCAAAATTGGATGTCAGGGCGTATTATCATGACAATGGCGAACTTATTGCGTCTACGAAATCTAATGTCGAAACTGGTGTTTGGATAATTTATCTGTTAGATAATTCCGCGATTGATATTTTAATACTGGACCACGATGACCCCACAGTAAAACTAAAATGCTACGGACCAATTATACCAAGTGAGACAGACGATCAACCTTATCGAATATAGAGAATAATAATGACATACGCGCCGAATTGGAAAAATGATTTTAACTTTGAATGCGAATATATTCCTTCATGGTATAATGATTTTAATTTTCCAGACTTAGGATGTGATAATATCCTGGGCGATTTCGACGTGTATGTTGGTTCTGTATCTACACTCGATATTACAATTGGTGAAGAATGGTCGGCTGTGCATGGTCAGCATTTGTCTGTTGAACTAACACAAACACAAATACCATGGGATTTTCTTTGTTATGATGGTTCACAAGTAAATTCTAGAATTGCACCATCGGCTAATTTTGGTACCACAATGGGTTCCGGTGAATCGTTGTCAGCTGGGTTGACGACATTCGGTTTCGTATTCATGGCAGCAAATTCGTGGTATGGTGAAAATTTAGACACAACTCTGACTAGAGACAGAATTTTATCGTTCGACTTGTTGGCCGGCGAAGAGTTCAACAGCGACATCCGATATAGTATTGCCGATGGAATGAAGGGTAATATTGGTCATGGCGAGTCTGTCACAGTTGACATAAATTTTAATTCTATAACATTCAGAAGCAATATTGGTCACGGCGAGTCTGTCACAGTTGACAAATTCACGACAATTTTGCCGGTACCATTGTCGTTAAAACCTATTGAACACGGGGATGAGTTAAAAGGGGCACTGTCAAATTCATATAGATTTGTCACAAACCAATATCATGATATTGGCTCATGTGTAGCGGAACTGATAAACACGGAAGAAGGGTTATGGCGAGCTAGAAGCGGTGAACTTGCTAGCCTAACATTGTCAGCGGGATATGGGGTATTAACAAGAACATATTGCGGTGAACAAATAAACGTTGCACTACAAACTAAAGAGCCAGTTCGGTTATCGGCAGATATTATTGATGGGCATTCATGGCACGTAAGTCTACATCATTTATACTCGGCACCGTTGTACCCGTATCCAATGGTAAACGATAGTTGGTTTGATGTTGCTATAGACCCGGCGTGGTTACATCTTTCAACTTGTAGATCGTGTAAATTGCCAATAGTAAACGACCATCTTATCATTAGACTTGAACGGTTCGAGGATATTAGAACTACTTGGTCTGCCGAAATTGGAACAGCAACATCGTTTAGTCTTACAAGGGATATCAGACCAGACGTTATCGTCGAGTCGGGAGAAATGATGGTGTTCTCAATGGATACCATTATTGAAATAACACCAGATAAAATGATAGATGGGTCTACGATATACGCATTATATCTTACAACAGACGAAAAAACAATTACCGATAGAACAAACCCAATATTAGATGGTGATGGTGTCATTACCGATAACGGGTCACCCGAGCCAATACCAGAAGAGTTCTTGTCTACAAGAGCCGGCGAACAATGTTTCGCGTCGCTAGCTATCCCTCGACACCCCGAAAAAGAATTCTCAAGTGGAGAAGTAATAAAATGGGATTTAACAGAAGACAAGCCATGGGAAATTAAAATTGAACATGGGGATCTACTTAATTTTGTATTATCGACAACTGTTAGATTGGATTTTAATGCTGCAGATGGATCGTTTAATGAACAATCGTTATATAACCCACCGATAAACATATATCATGGCGAGCATATGGAATTTCAGATGAAATTGACATATGACGTAGAATGGCAGGAAACAGGTTGTCTAGACAACGAATGGGCATACGAAAATAAATCCGAAAACACAACCGTGACAGTTGAGCAAACCCCATTTCGCCATTCATTAAAGGCAAGGTGCTATTAAATGTCTAAACAAACAATACAATATATGGTTGATAGAGGGGACAGATTTCTTAGATTTGTCCCTGGTAGTATAATTGGGACCGGTGTATTTGCATATACATTATCAGCGGTGGATTCGGTTGAATTCGCTGTTAATGTATTAAATGCCGATAGTTCACCCACTATAAAGGTGTCGTTTTACAGGTTTAGGAATGGTGTTGTATCAACACTTACTACTATTAGACTATATGAATGGCGGTCAAAATTTACACAGGATTTCACTGTAGGTGATTTCTTTATCGAGGTAGAAGCAAACTGCGTTATTGAAATTAGTAGCAATGCACAAAATTTCATCCAAAATAAAACGATGGTGATAAATTGTTACTACGACACTCAACTAACAATTTCGCTTGATACCAAGAGGAGACCCAGAAACTGTAACGAAGCATTAACATACGAACTTATTGAAGGTGAATTGCCGCCCGGGATTACCATCAATAAGGATGGGTTATTAATTGGTGTTGTTGAGGAGCTCGATTGTATTGACGATACAATGTCACCGAGCTTTAATTGGTATTACGAAAATCATAACGGTGTTGCCCAGTCATGGGGTAGGAAATGGCGATTCAAGGTAAGGGTAGCTATTTCAACCCAGCCAGATATCTTTACTGATGAATGGTTCTGCCTTCGGGTGTTTAATAACTGGTCAGTAGATCAGTTATCATTTACAGAAAGTGAAGAGACAGTTGTATATGATTACAAGAATAATATTACTGCCCCAACTATACAACCAATATGCTCTACACCGGAGCCAGAGACATTTGTTCCAGAAAGACACATTACAGAATTGCCAAGATATAATAGGGCTCTAGATTGTGTCCCATGTAACGACCCGACAACACCACAACTATCCGAAGAGTTTGTTATTCCACCGGGACTGAAAATAAGGACACCCGACGAGTTAATCAGGTATTATATAAACAACCAGAATAACTTTGAACCGTTAATAATGCAACTTCATAATAGTATTGTGTTTAAGGAATTGGTTGATCAGCTGGGAAACGAAGATCCAATAACCGTATTCGAACTTAATATGGTAGACAATATCGTTATAGTCAAGAAATTTTGGTTAGAAAGTGGATCGGCGTTAAACGATGTTGATGCCATATTAAATGCAAACAGAACAATCACGGGACAGAATAACCCGATTGACATCGTTTGTTATTCGGGGGAATTTATGGAGGGGGTATTGATATGGTAAATTGTGGATGTGCGCCAGTAAACACACTTGATACGCCAAAACCAATTATAGAATTGTGCCCAACAATAATAGAGCCGGTACCAATCATAAAAATAGAAACAGAAGTGGAAACTATAAACAAGAGTTGTTTTAACAGTCTTGCTATAAATTTTTCATATAAAAAATCATGTGGGGGTATGAATTGTGGCGAATAACGCAGTTAGAGTAAACGATATGACTAGTGGACACGATTGTTACCCACCTCAACGAATCAAACAAGGTAGCAACACCGTGTTTGTAAATAATAGAGCTGCTATTAGACAAGGAGATTTATGTGAGTCCCATTCCTGTGGTCTTGCAGCCCATTACTCGTATACAGAAACGAAAGACGATTGGGATAAAAGAACAGTGTTCATTAATGGTGTCCCACCTACACGGTTGGGTGATACTATGTCAATCGGGTTAGACAAGAAAAAGACTGGGATATCTGTCGAAGACAACAGTGAAGTGAGTTGTAAAAGTATAGTTATCACCGCATCGGCAAATGTATTCTTTGGAGAATAACACATGTTCTATTCCGACATAAACCTCAATTTTACCCCACATCCAATGACAGGAGATTTTACTTTTCTGTCAAACGAACAGGCAGTAAAACGATGTCTAACACATATCGGTACTATGTTACCATATGATATTCCGTTTGAACCAGATTTACATGGGCATGTCAGGGAACTGTTATTTGAATTGCCAACTGACGCAACAACGTCGACAATCGAACAACGGGTGAGATGGTCAATCCAAAAACTAGAACCAAGAGCAGATATAAAATCTGTTGACGTGTCACTAACATCAGACGAGTCAGGGTATAGAATTATAGTTACGTTCGATGTTATTAGCTTAGTTGAAACCCAGACACTTGAATTCTACATGGAAAGAATAAGATGAAAATTGCAGAAATCGATTACTCTAATTATAGAGAGCGGCTTAAATCCCAATTAAAGGCTGACGAAAGATTCAAAGACATAAATTTTGAAGCAAGTGGCGTATCCACGATATTAAATTTATTGGCATATAATTCCCATTATCTTGGGTCTTATATGTTTATGCTGAATAACGAAAGTAGCATCGACACTGCGCAGACTATTCAATCAGTATATAGCAAAGCTCGCGGACTAGGGTATACCCCAAAATTAATGAAGTCTGCCACAGTAGAATGTATTGTTAAATGTGAAGTCGATAAATTTCCCAGCAACGGATATATTACGTTACATAAAGGAAAATCAATTACTGGTATAGCTGATCGTTCGGCCGAAACCAGAACATTTGTCAATGTCGACGATGTGTTCCTGTATGACTACGAGCAAAATGGTGACAAATGGGTATTTTCTAGCTCATTAACAACTCTTACAGAGGGACAAAATCGGTCGTGGGAATTTATATTCGACTCGTCAGTAAAATATCAGCCGTTTGTCATCAAGGATAAGACTATAGATGTTGATAGCCTTCGTGTATACGTTAAATCTAGTGATGATGACGATGGGACCATTTATAACAAAGCAAATAACGTATTTGAGGTCAATACATCAAGTAAAGTACATTATACGTCTGTTACACATGATGGGTATGTAGAAGTTTTCTTTGGTGCTAATGTATTTGGTCACCAACCAGACGATGGTATGATTATTAGATGCGAATATATGTCTAGTTCTGGCGAACTCGGAAACGGTTGTCAACAATTCCTGTTCCCCGGATTCACATTTCACCCAACCGAACAAAGTAACTCGGGCAGTAACGGGGAAAACATCGAATCAACTAGGTTCAATGCTATTACTCAATATCGAGCTCAGAATAGATTGCTAACCCCAGACGATTATAGAAGTTTGGTGTTATCATACTTTAGAAATT